AAATCTTATCGCTGTAAACACACGTAGAGGCGCTGGTAACTTCGTAGTTGTATCACCTATGGTATGTGCAGCTCTTGAAGGACTATCTTCATTTGTGTTGTGGCCAGTTGATGGTCAGATTAATTCTCTCGTAACAGGCGTTTCCAAAATCGGGTCGCTTGACGGCAGAATTACGGTTTACCGTGATACATTTGCAGCATCAGATTATGCAACAGTAGGTTATAAAGGACCTTCTGAATATGATGCTGGTGTCATCTATCTGCCTTATATCCAGTTGTTAGTGTCTAAGACTATTTTCGAACAGTCTTTCCACCCAACAGTTGGCTTGATGAGCAGATATGCTCTGTATGAACACATCTTTGGTAGTAACCTATATTATCAGAGAATCGCTATCACCAACCTTCCACAGTAAGGGATAGTTGTTCATAGGGTAAATTAAAAATTAAGCCCCTTGTAGAGAAATCTACAAGGGGTTTTTTATTGTTTACATTTAATAACTAAATATGTATAATAAGTGAAATATGAGGTTGTATTATGAATGTTGATTTAGATGCCCTAGCACATGAATTTAATATGGATATAGACGAAGCGTTACCAGCGGTGGAGGATATAACACCGGAAGCGCTAATTGCTGATAGACTTAGTGATCCTGATTTAGTGATATCAACCAATATCAATAAAGCTAATGCTATATTAGACAGAGTAATAGAAGAAATAAACAGATCAGGTATGTCACCAAGATTAGGTGAAGTTGCTGGACAACTTATTGCTACTATTAATCAAGCAGTGAGCCAGATTTATACAAAAGAATTTGATATGAGTGGTTTACGAATCAAGCATAAAATGTTATTATTGAAAGAAAGAGAGGTAAGACTCAAAGAATTAACAACAATCCCAAGTGGGCAAGGCAACACAGTCAATCAAAACATTATTGTAACTGATAGAGAAACAGTATTAAGGTTGTTAAAAGATAATAAGTCACAAATTAAACAAATTGAGGATGTTAAAAAAGGAGAAAACAATGGAAATTAATGATTTTAGAGAATTGATTATTAATCAGCGTGAAAAAACACCTGTTGTTAAATGGACAGGTAAGATGATTGACTATCTTTATAAGGTTCAAAAAAATCCTGATATTGCAACATTTGCACCAGGACGAATCTATAATATGATTATGTCATACGGTACAGAAGATGTTGACGAGTCATTAAAAACTAGAGGATATGAAGACCTTGTAAGATATAAATTTTTCGATAATAAAATTTATGGATCACTTGAATCTATTCATGATTTGATGAAGTTCATGAAAGCATCTGCTCGTAGAACAGAGACAGGAAAACGTGTATTATTGATGGTCGGACCTGTATCATCAGGTAAATCAACTATCGCATCACTTATTAAACGTGGCCTTGAAAGAGATGGCATCGGTAAATTTGCTATTGAAGGTTGTCCTATTCATGAGGAACCTTTACACCTTATCCCACAAATCAATAGAGATGAATGGGAAAAAAAATTAGGCGTAAAGATTGAAGGTGATCTATGCCCTGTTTGCCGCCAGATGATAAAAGAAAAATTCACAGCAGAAGATGGACATATCAAATGGGAAGATGTGCCTGTAAAACAAATTCAGTTTTCCGAACAGACACGAACAGGCATTGGCACATTCGTTCCTTCTGACCCCATGAACCAAGATGTTTCAGAACTTATTGGTCGTGTAAATATGAGTAAAATTACACGTTATGGTGAAACAGACCCACGTGCTTTCCAGTTCAATGGCGAATTACAGGTTGCTAATGGTGGTATGATTGAGTATATTGAACTATTAAAATGTAGCACAAAACTACACAATATTCTTATCACCGCTGCTCAGGAACAATTGATCAAATCACCTGGATTTCCACAGATGTATATTGATACATTGATTCTAGGACACACAAATGCTACAGAATATGATATCTTCAAAGCAGATAAAAAGAATGAAGCATTATGTGACCGTATGTATTCAGTTGTTGTGCCATGGAATTTACGTGTAGATGATGAAATTAAAATTTACGAGAAAATGATTCGTGAATCAGATTTCCATGATATTCATATTGCTCCCGGCACACTAAGGGTAGCAGCACAGTTTGCTGTTCTATCTCGTTTAGTGCCCAGCACACGTGTATCTAACCTTGTAGAAAAAATGAAAATCTATAATGGCGAGATTACAGAAGAAATGAAAAAACAGGATATCGACCTGAAAGCACTTAGAGAAGAAGGTAAATCTAAGGGTGAAGGTATGACAGGCATATCCCCACGTTTCATTGTCAATGCCTTGAACATTGCTCTTGGTATGAAAGAAGACAAAAAGTGTATCAATGCTATTGATATTATTCGTGTAATGAAAACAAATTTTGACCATCACGTTGGCATTACACCAGAAGAAAAAGAGAAATATATTACTATGTTGATTGGCGAAAAAGATTCAATCAGCTATGAATATAAACTAATGGCAAGAAAAGAAGTCAACATGGCATTCTTGACTGCTTATGAGGAACAGTCACAGGCATTGTTTGAGAATTACATTTTAAATGCTTCTTCATATTGTAAGAAAGAAAAAGTGTATGATTCCATTACAGGTGAATATAGTGAACCAGATGAAAAACTAATGAGGCAGATTGAAGAATTCATTAGTGTTCCAGTAAATTCTAAAAATGAATTTAGACAAGGTATCTTTGTATACAAAGCATCAAGACTGGAACGTGGATTGCCATTCACTTTCAAAGACTATGATCCTTTAAGAATCGCTATCGAGAAAAAACTTATGAGCGATTTGAAGAATGTTGTTTCTCTTACTATCGCAGACAAATCAGCAACTGATGAAAAGTCTAAGAAAAGACGTAAGAGCGCTATCAACAAAATGAAAGAACACGGCTATTGTGACCAGTGTGCTCAGATGGTTTTAAGCTTCGTCGGTGAACTTTTAAGACGCGAATAATAAAAAAATAATAACATTGTTCACAGTAACCAAAATTATATAAATACCTTTGAATAATAATTTGGAGTATTTATGAAGATATCAGAAGTTGATTTGAATGAGTTTCATATATCAAAAGCAGGGCATTATAGAAATAACAAAGGATGCCATTATATAATGGCAGGTCCCTGTAAATTATGTGGTGAAATGTTTTTAAAACAACCACATAGCAAAGGAGAATTTTGTAGTAAATCATGCAAAGCAAGCTATAGTAATATAAACAGTGGTAGAATATATTTATCTGGAAAAAACCACCCTTCATATGGTATCAAAAGACCTGATGCTTCTTTGAGAATGAAAACCGATAATCCAGGCAAACCAGGAAAATTGAATCCAAATTGGCGAGGCGGTGGAAAAAGAAATGAAGGCAGTAATTTTTACTACAGAACAGATGCATGGAAAAAATGGAGAGAAGCAATATTCAAACGAGATAATTATACTTGTGCTCTTTGTAAAAAATATGGTGGAAAATTAGAACCACATCATATAAAAATGTTTTCATTGTATCCAGATATAAGATTTGATGAAGATAACGGAATTACCTTATGTAAGAGTTGCCACCAGGGTAAGGTCAATCACAATGAAGAAAAGTTTGAAGAAAAATTTACATTATTAGTAGAACAAAATAGACCTCACTAAGATATAACATTCCTTGTTATATCGAATGCTCCTGACAGTTTCCCCTTTCTGTCGGGAGCATTTTTATTTACAAAAAAGAATTTTTATGATAATATATTTATATGAACTATTATATTGGAAATATAAAAAAAGAAAAAGATGTTATATTTGTGTTTGGAAGTAACCCTCTTGGGATTCACGGTAAAGGCGCGGCTTATATTGCTAAAAGAGATTTTGGTGCTAAGTATGGACAAGGGGAAGGACTACAAGGCAATTCATATGCCATACCTACTAAAGATTTAAGAGTAAAGAAAAATGGTGGTGCTAAGTCTATATCACCTAAGCAAATTGTTAATAGCATTTCAAAAATGTATCAAGTGGCAAATGAACATCCTGATAAAAAATTTATGGTGGCCTATAGAAATACAAGTCAAAAATCACTAAATGGATATACCGGATATGAAATGATTGATATGTTTTTGAGGGCTGGTAAAGTTCCAAATAATGTTTATTTTAGTAAAGAATGGTATAATGAAATAAAGGAGAAAAAATAATGTCAATAGTCAACCATGATGATTGGTCTTTGAGCGAACGTGGTTTAAGAGATGCCCAGAGGCACAGACAAAAAATTGATGACCAGATAAGGAAAAATGTAAAAAATGTAATTGGTGAAGAATCAATTATTACGTCAAAAAATGGTAAGAAAGTTAGAATACCAGTAAGAGGTTTGAAAGATTTTCAATTTAGACATGGTATTGAAGATGATACTAAGCGTGGTGGTGTAGGCCAAGGCAAAGGAAAAGCCGGCGATGTTATTGCACGTAAGCCAGGTCAGAATGGGAATGATGCCGGAAATGAAAAAGGCGAAGAATATATGGAAGTTGAAGTTGACATTGACTATCTTATTAGGATAATGTTTGAGGACTTAGGATTACCATATTTAGAAGAAAAGACAAAAGTTGAAACCCTTATTCCTGTTGGATGGAAGTTTGAAGGAATTACAAAAGTAGGTCCTCCACCAAGACTACATAAAAAGAAAACAATTACTGAATCCTTAAAAAGAACAGCAGCATATATTGCAGAGATTATGGACGAAACAAAATGTGAAATGGATATTGCTGAAAAAGCTCTTGTTCAGGCAGAAGGTGATTTAGAAGAAGCCATTCTTATTGTAAAAGAAAGTAGAGTTGATGCAAACACTGACACATCGCTTCTATATATTGAAGATGATGATTTAAGATATAAGAATATTTCAGAGCAATTTGAACCACAAAGTAATGCTGTGGTGATTGCTATAATGGATATTTCTGGAAGCATGACACCAGATAAAAAATACCTTAGTCGATCATTTCTGTTCTGGCTAGTAGAATTTTTAAAGAAAACATACAAAAATGTTCAGATAAGATTTATTGTTCACACAACAGATGCTAGACTTACCGATGAAGAATCATTTTTCAAAAAAGCCGAATATGGCGGAACTTTATGTCATACAGCATTTGATTTGGCTAATTATACCCTTGAAACCGAATTCCCATTAGAACAATGGAATCGTTATGTAGTATACTGTTCAGATGGCGAAGATTTTGAACCAGATAAAACAATACAATCTACTAAAAATCTTCTTGAAAATGGTGTAAATATGTTAGCATATCTTGAAATTAAACCTACTGATACAAAATATATATATTCAACTGGTGTATTGTTGAAAGAATTTAAAAAGAAGTTTGATATGAAAGCAACAACAACAGATAGTAAAACATTTTTCAAAAATGATGAAAAACACTTTTTTGCTGGTGAAATAAAAGGAAGAAATTATATATATCCAGCATTGAAAACAATACTTTTCAAAAAGGACAATAATAATGGAAAGAAATGAACTAAAAAGAATTATAAAACTTGAAAATAAAATCAATAAAATTGTTACAGATATGGGATTTCCCTTTATTCCAATCGAATGGGATATTATACCAGAGGAAAAGATGTGGGAAATCCTTGCCTATCATTCACCTACACAGATTAGCAACTGGAAATTTGGACGTGACTATGAACGACAAAGAACCATATTTGAGAACTACAGCAATCATCTACCTTATGAATGTGTAATATATGGTGATCCTTGTAGAGCATATTTAATGAAATCCAATGTTTTTGCTGTTCAAGTGTTAGTCATGGCACACGTTGTAGGACATAGTGTATTTTTCAAAGAAAATAAACTATTTGAAAAGGCACGAATTGACTTAGGTACAGTATTAGCAGAAGCCAATTTGAGAGTAACAGAGTATGAAAAACTTTATGGCATTGATGAAGTTGAAAAAACAATAGACGCAGGACATGCCATTCAAATGCACAGTTCACCCTTTGCGACAGAAACAGAAAATGAAAAGCGTATTCGTGTATATAATCAAATGAAAGAAATGTATAAGCCACGCAATTCTGATTTTGCTGATGTTATACTGGGTGACCCAAATGAAATTTTAGATGTTGAGCGTTATAACAGAAACCTAATGAGAACCTTGAAAATGACGACACCAGTTGAACCTACGGAAGATTTATTACGATACATAATTGACAATTCTTCTGTATTAGAAGATTGGCAGAAGGACATTCTTGAAGTCATTAGATATGAAGGTCAATATTATTGGCCAATCATTAGAACAAAGTTTATGAATGAAGGATTTGCTTGTATAACAGGAAATTCATTGGTTCACACAGAAAATGGATTTGTTCCTATGAAACAAGCCATTGAATTTTGTTCAAAAACAGTTGGATTGAATAAAGACCTTACTGATATTGAAGCCAGAATGATATTACCAAAAAAGGACACATTAAAAATAAGGACAAACATAGGAACAGTGCTAGAAGGAGCATTAGACCATAGAATAATGACCCCAAATGGTGATGTTATGTTAAAAGACTTAAATACCGGAGATTCAATATCAACCACAGTTGGTACTAACATATGGCCGTTAGATAAGATAAAAATTGATATTGATAAATGTTATGACCATTTAAAATTTAGTAAGAGCCTAGATGTGACTATTCCCAGTGAAATAGACGAGGACCTTGCATATCTAATGGGTGTAATAACATCAGAAGGTCATTATCTTGGTAGAGGATTTGGTATAACAAACAATGACACCGGCCTTCTATCTACCTGTATAGACATAATCAAAAAATATTTCAACAAAGAGATAAAAATAATTGAGAGAGAACGAAAAGGCACTTTTGATATAACAGTTCACTCTACTGCTATCATGGACTTTTTATATCAAGCTGGAATGTTCAATGAAAAAAGCAACAACAAAAACATTCCGTGGTCAATACTTCAAAGTCCTAAATCTGTTGTTTCATCATTCCTTGCTGGTCTGTTTGATGGTGATGGGTGTGTTTATCACAATGGTAAGTATCAAAGACAATTGATAATGACATCAAAATCTTTATCATTGATTGAACACTACATTATCCTATTAATGAACTATGGTATAATTGGTACGTTCAAAAAAAATAAAAAAGAGGGTTATAATGATTGTTATCAACATTGTATATCTTCTGCTAAATGTATAAAAATATTTGAAAAAAATATACCTTTGAAGTCAATTAAAAAACAACAACTTATCAAAGAATGTCTAAATAATGTAAAATGGTCATATGATGTTCCAACAACGGCAACAATAACTTCAATAGAAAAGGGGTCTGATGTTCTATATGATTGGTCTATACCAAATGGTAATCATTATGAAGCACAAGGGTTTATAAACCATAATTGTTTCATTCACCAAAAGGTTATGGACCAATTGTTTCATGATGGAGATTTGACACCAGAGGAGCATGGTCAATATAACTATTCAAATTCTCTTGTAAAAGCACAAACAAGAATGTCAATGAATCCCTACCTTATTGGGTCTCATATTTGGGAAACAATTGAAGATCGTTGGAATAAAGGGCAATATGGTTCTGAATGGAATGATTGCACAGATTTCAAGCGTAAGGAAAATTGGGACACAAAAGAAATGAAAGGAATTGAAAAAATCAAAGATGTATTGCCAACATATACAGACTGGATGTTTTTTCAAGATTTTCTTACAAGTGACATAATTGAAAAATTAGATTTGTTTATTTATTATGAACAAGAATATTCAGACGGGACTATTGATTATATTAGAACAAATCATACTCTTGATGAAATAAAACAAATTATCATCAACTCATTCTCTAATAGTGGTATACCAAAAATTGAAATTGTTGATGGTAATGCTAATGATGGTGCCGGTCATTTACTTTTAAATCATGTTTATTCCGGTGCTCCATTAGATAGACAATATTGTGAAGAAACTATGAAGCACATATGTTACTTATGGGGCCGGGACGTTTATCTTAAAACAGTATCACAAGGAAAAGATATGATGGCACATGTAAGTAAGAAAAAATAATACCATTTACAATATCTAATAATTACCTATAAATACCTTCATAAGAAATTATGGAGGTTTTTTATTGCATGAGTATTAAATATAGTGAATATGTCAAAAAACCCGCAACAAATATAGAATACACAGCAGAAATGATTGCGGAATTAAACAAGTGCCAAGAGGATATTTGGAACTTTTTGCCTTATGTAAAAATAGTTCATCCCGATAGAGGTTTAATTACATTTGAACCATATGATTTTCAAAAACAAATTCTTAGAAATCTTCAAAATCATCGCTTTCATGCAATACTTTGTGGCAGACAGCTTGGTAAAACAACCGTTGTATCAATATATGCGTTATGGTATGCTATATTTTATTCAGATAAAAATATTGGAATAGTATCTAATAAACAATCTTCTGCTATTGATATTATGAATAGATTAAAAAGAACATATGAAGAATTACCTATATGGTTGAAGCCTGGTGTTACAGAATGGTCAAAAACATTTGTAAAATTTGAAAACGGAACAATGATTATGGTTTCTGCTACATCTGAAGATGCTTTTCGTGGTAGAACATTAAATTTATTATTCTGTGATGAATATGCTTTTGTTAGAAAAAACATTGCAGATGCTTTTTGGGCAGCAAATTATCCAACAATATCAGCATCAGTTGAAGCGAAAATTGTTCTTATTAGTACACCTAATGGGATGTTTAACCAGTTTCATACAATATATTCACATGCTGAACGAAAAGAAAATGAATTTATTGCTATGAAATTTGATTGGAGAGCAAATCCTAATAGAGATGACGCTTGGGCAGAAAGCCAATTAAAAAATCTTGGTCAAAAAAAATTTACACAAGAACATTTATGTGTAAGTGGTGATACTTTGATAAAGGTATATGATGAGGTTGATAAAGTAGAAATAGTATTAAAAATAGAAGATTTATATAACTTGTTGTAGAATTTCTAGGATTTTATAAATAAGATAAATAATAAACATTGAGGTGTTATATGAAATATTTAATTTATAAAATTACTAGAGAAGATGGTAAAATATATATAGGAACAACAAATACAAAAAGATTAACATCACGAATGTACCACCACAGGTATAGTAAATTCAAAGGATATAATTTTACTTACGAAATTCTTGAACAGAACACATCATATGAATATATAATGAACAAAGAAACTGAATATATAAAAAAATTCAATAGTTTCAAAGATGGTTTAAATAAGTCATTCGATGGAAAGGGGGCCCATTTAAATCCTAAATTCACAACATTAAATTATCAACATACAAAAGAAACAAAAAAGAAAATTAGTAATAAATTGAAAGGGAAATCATCGTGGCTAAAAGGAAAACATCAATCAGAGGAAACTAAAAAGAAAATTAGTGAATCAAAAAAAGGCAAGCAATCATGGACAAAACTTGATAAAAATGATGTAACACAAATTTTGAATGATTATAATAATAAAATACCTCTAAATGATGATAGAATAGGTAAAATAATGAAAAATGGCAAGCGTATGTCGTATTCCCAAGTGTTTTGTCAGAAATACGGTATTTTATATAATGTTTCACCACAAAATATTAAAAGAATAATAAAAAAAGAAACATGGAGTGTTTTATTAGGAAATGTATAAAAAAAATAATAGATATATGATATGGACGCCAGGTGGATATTCTCATTTTGATGGAATACATACCTTATCAAAATATGGATATATTGATATACAAACAGAAAATGGGCTAACATTAAAATGCTCACTTGACCATAAATTACAAAAGGGAAATGATTTTATTGAAGCACAATATATATCTATAAATGATTTCATAGAAACAGAAACAGGCCCTTCAAAAATCATATCACATAACATAATAAATGAAAACATTGTATTATATGACCCAATAAATGTTACCAAGAATAATCTATATTACTCAAATAACATTGTTTCACATAATTGTGAGTTCTTGGGCTCCACTAATACTGTTATTTCTCCAGAAGTAATGGAATTTTTATTTACTTTACATAAAGAACCAATACTTTTTGATTTGAATGAAAGATTTAGAGTATATGAAAAACCAATTGAAGGATGTGTCTATGTATTGGGATGTTTGCCACCTAATGAAAATGTTCTTACTAATAATGGCATTAAAAATATTATTGATGTTTTACCTACGGATAAATTATATGATGAGAAGGGCAATGAAACTGAAATAAAAAACATTCAAATATACAAGGATTTTGAAGGAGATGTTTATGATATTGAAACATATGGATCGATAAGAAAAACAAAATTCACCGGTGAACACCCTATACTTGTGTCACACCAACCTAAAAAAATGAAAAGAATGAAAAATCACCCAATATATAGAAATAACAGATATAGAGATTTTAACTTTCAATACACAAAGGCTAAAGATGTAAATGTAGATGATTGGGTTTGCTTCCCAAATATATACAACAATTTGATATCACCAGATGATTTGGATGAAAAATGGAAGAAGTATGAAAACATTACACGAATAGATTTTCAACTAACAAATAATCCTTTAAAAGATAAAGATTTTTGGTGGTTCATTGGTATGTGGCTTGGTGATGGTTGGATACAAAATAGAAACGATAGCTACAGCATACATACTTGTCATGATGCCAAGAAAGAATTTCATTTTGCCGAAAAGATTAAAAATATTATAGAGAAATATGATAAGAGTGTGAACGTAATCAAAAAAAATGAAAGATCAACAATATGCACTCGATTCAATAGTAAACAAATACACCATTTCTTACAAGACACATTCGGTCAATATTCGCATGAAAAATATATATCTGAATGGGTAAAGTTCATACCTACTGAATATAAATTAGAATTGATCCGTGGCTATATTGATAGTGATGGGTGTATCTTATATAAAAATAAGCAATGTTGTGTATCTGTGGTCAGTGTTTCGCTATTTCTTATGGAAGATATACAAGATATATTATATTCCCTTGGCTACATGTCATCCATTGGTACATTAAGAAAAAAAGGAATGCATAATATTTGTGGAAGGAGTTGCAATACAAAAGAAACATACCAACTCAAATTACATAATTATGATAGTGTACTTTTATTAAATAATTTAAAATATGAAGATTTCGACATAACAAAAATAAAAAGTATACGAAATAGAAACAAAAGATATTGTTATTTTAGTGATGATAAAAAACAAATTTATATAAGAATAAAAAACATTACAAAATCACATTATAAGGGGAATGTTTATAACTTTGAAACAGGATCACATACATTCCTATGCCGTAATCTAACTACACATAATTGTGATACTGCCAAGGGGACCGGTGAAAATGATTCTGTTGTGCAAGTATTGAAAATTATTTCAATGAAACCAGTAATGTTTGAACAAGTTGCTGTTTTTCAAGACGACCACACGGATGTATATGCCTTTTCTGATATAATAAATAGGATCAGTTTATATTACAACAAAGCACATATAATGGTTGAAAACAATGCTGAAGGAGCTGCCGTTGTAAATAAATTATGGTGGGATATCGAAACCGATGCTTTAGTAAATACCGGAGCTAAAGCTCAAAATTTAGGTGTCAGAGCAACAAAAAATACTAAGCCAAAAGCAGTACTATTAATGAAAAAATTAATAGAAGATGAATGTTTAAAAATAAATGATAAAGAAACAGTTGAACAATTATCATCATTTATTGAAGAAAATGGTAAATTTTTTGGCAAAGATTTGAAAGATGACTTAGTTAGCGCCCTATATTGGGCAATGTATATAATAGAAATGGATATTTTTGACGAAACCGCTGGATTAAAATCTTTTGCTGATACTGGTGAAGCTGATGAAATATGGGGTATATTAGCAGACACGGAAGAAGAAGATGATAATTCATTTAAATGGTTGGATGATGTTATGAATAGTTAGAAAAACATAAATAAGGATAGATTTAAAAAACATCGGAGGATTCAATGAGAAAGGAAGAATTGGTTGAGAAAATTAAGCGCCGACTCGGCTCGCCCATGGTTAAAATTGAATTAGATGATACACAAATCTTTGATAACATTGACTATACCAGAGCAAAATACATAAAATGGGCTATTGGAAATTCTACACAAGAAGTCTATATGACCTTATTATTACGTGGCGGTCAAACATTATATGACTTACCAGCAAACACAACAAATGTTCTAGGATACACAATAAGCACAATGGGTTCCATACACACATTATTTACAATTGAAAATTATTTATATCAGATGGGAATGTTTGACCAAATTATGATGCGAGGCGGTGGTAATGACTATACTTTAGTATCTTATCACATTGCAAGAGGATTTTTAGAAACCATTAGACGATATGTTGTCGATGCTTATAATTTTAGATACCATAAATACACAAATCAATTAGAAATATCACCGCCTCCCCCTTCTAGTGGTGTAACAAGTGTTACCAGTGCTGGAGAATATGTCTCAAATACACCTGGTTATCTATTATTGAGAACGTATCAAATTGAAGGAACAGATGAAGATATATATGGGAATGAATGGATTTTAGACTATGCTAC